TTGGTGGCAGCCTTGATTTAAGCTATACAGATATAAAAGAATTGCCAGAAGGTTTAAGCGTTGATGGTGATCTTTGGTTAAACAATACAGCTATAAAAGAATTGCCAGTTGGTTTAAGCGTTGATGGTGATCTTTGGTTAAACAATACAGCTATAAAAAAATTTCCAGTTGGTTTAAGCGTTGGTGGTAAAATATTGTATAAAACATATTGACAACAGTATCAAATAGCTTATAATGACACTTGAAACAAACAAAAAGGAAATGTAAAATGATTGATCAAGATTTTTCACAAGCGATTAGATATTTAGATAAATATAATATTGAATATGAGACAAGTGAATCTGACTCAGGGGTTGGTGAAAAAATACATATCTTTAATGTTAATAGTGGTTTAGGTTTGATTATAGATATTATTGATAAATCAAACAATATTGATGATATTGTTTTATACTGGGCGAAAGATTTTAATAATGCTGGTTACAAATATGTTATTTGTAATAACATGAAAGGTTTCATGAAAACTGTAAGTGCTAATGTTATATTTTGAGGTTTGCACATGAGAATATCTTATACATTAGGTAGGACTGTGAATTTAGGTGATTTTAATAGCGTTAAAATGGAGGTATCTATAGAGGACGAAGTAAAAACAGGTGAAACAAGGGAAGATGCTTTGTTAAGATTGCAGACTTTTGTTAAAGATGAAATTAGAAAAGAAATAGTAAATATAAAACGTAAATAAATAAATAGGTGAAAAATGAAAAATGATATATTTGTATTAAAAGGTAAAGTGATTTTCCCGTACTTAAATAAACTTGATAAAAATGGTAGAAATAGTTTTACATTACTTATTGAGAAAGATGAAAAAGAAAAACTTGTTTCATATTTTAGATATATAGCAAAAAGAGATAGAGGACTTGAAGATGCTTATGACTTATTGACGCATAAAAGAGTTGTGTCAGTTGATGAAATGGTTTCAAAACTAAAAGTTAAAAAGAAGCTTAGATTAATTGAAGAAGGAAAACCTGAAGAAGCTAGCAATGACACTTGGTACGATGATTGGGTCGGTAAATACAAAATCATTTTTAAAAAATCTATAGACCCGCGCTACCATTGGAAATGTATCGGGGTTGATAATAATCTAATATTAGATTCTGATGTTAGATTTGGCGCTGAGGTATCTGTTGTTTTTGATTCATCAATTAAAAAGTTAGAGAAACACGGCGATGCTTTATTTACAAATGCTAGAATTATTAAAATATTGAAAGATGTTGAATATACATCACAACCGAAATTTAGTGAAGATGATTATCTATCAGCGCTTGGTTTATCTTCTGATGATATAACAGAAAATGGTAGTGTTGCAGATGAGTACATGGTTCATGTTGATAGCGATGTATCAGATAAATTTAATGAGGTTAAAGTATCAGATAATGACTTAGACCCTCTTTTTGGTTAATAAATAAGATAAAATATTTGACAAATTATAATTTAATATAGATAATAAAAATACGGCACCGTTTCTTCTCTATTGTTTCCTTTTGTTTGTGGTGCCGTAAAAGGAAATGTCATGAAAAATTTAATATTCATTGATTTTGAAACTTATTCAAATATAAATTTAAAAGATTTTGGCACTTATAAGTATTGTACTGATAAAAGTACTAAAATAGTATTATCAAGTTATGCTATAAATGATAGTGAAATAAAAAGAGGTATCCCAAGAATAACAGATAATGATTACGTCATAGCGCATAATGCTTTATTTGAATATTTAATATTAAATCATGTTGCAAATATAGATATAAAACCGTCACAAATGATCGATACAATGATTTTAGGTGGTCAGATAGGTTTTTATACGTCTTTAGATAAATTATCAAAAGCGTTAGGGATTTGCGGTAAAATTGAAACAGGGAAAAAATTAATAGGTCGCAATGATTTAACAAAAGAAGAATTGTTTGAGTTAGGTAAATATTGCGATCAAGATGTTAATATATTAAGGATGGTTTTTAATAAATTAATAAAACTTGGCTTATATACAAAAAAAGAGCATAAACTCGCTGTTAATACATTTAATATGAATTTGAAAGGAATACCTGTATCTCGTTCATTATTGAAAATATCCAACTCAAAATACGAGTATGCAAAAGAAGAGCTATCAAAAGAATTTAAGTTATTAACTAAAAATTATATAAATAAGCATGATATAAAACTTTCTGATAACATCAAAGAACAAAATTCACTGCTTGAAAATGGGTTTGATTACAACAAAAAAGAAAAGATAAAGAAAATACTAGGATTAGAATCATTGGATAATAGGAATGTTATAGAAAATGACAAAATAATATCAAATTTAAAAAATGAAGAAAAAACAGATATATATGAATTGTATAAAAAGTGCTCTTATTCTAGTCTTTCACGAATATCAAAAACTTTAAATTATGTTTGTGATGATGGTAGAATTCGTGGGGTTATGTGCCATCACGGGGCGCATACTGGCAGATATTCAAGTAAAGGAATAAATTTTCAAAATATGCCGCGTAAATGCTTTGGCAATAGTGATGAAGAGATAAAAAAAGGTATATCAGATTTAACTTGTTCATCGGAGCCAGACGTGATATTTGATATTTTATCAGGGTTTTCAAGGCATTATATACATTCACAAAAAGGTTTTTGTGTTTTTGACTTTAAAAGTATTGAAGTTTATGTTGCGAGGTCTATTGTCGGAAATCCAATTGAAAAAGGGTTAGATGTTTATAAAGAGTTTGCAATGTACATTAATAAATTGCCCTATGATGAAATAACAAAAGAGATGAGAAACGCTGCAAAAGTACCAGTTTTAGCATTGCAATACGGCGGTACAGCTAACACTTTAGCAGCCCAAGGTAAACAGTTTGGGATTAATTATACCAATAGAGAGCTGTTATTTCTAATTAATACATACAAAACAGTAAATAAAAAGATAGTAGATTATTGGGGTAAGCTTTTTTATACGCTTAAGAAATGTATCAGCGATAAAAAAGATTGTTTTATTTTTGAGTACATGGAAGATTTTGTACTGATGAAGTATCCAAGCGGTAGAAAAATAGGTTTTTATAAGCCTAGAATTTCAGGCAACAATATTTTTTATTCAACTTCAAAAGGTGAAATGAAGTTTTATGAAGGCGGGAAAATATTTAATTACTTAGTGCAAGGTACTGCTAGAGATTTACTTGTTGATTGTATGGACAATATAATAGATAAAGTAGCATTTACCGTTCATGATGAGGTAATAATTGACGGGAGGTTGCATTATGAAACAGTTAAAAAGTGTATGGAAGAAAGAAAGGATTACCTTCAAGATTGCGAGTTAATAGCGGAAGGAGAAGTTTGTGATTACTACAGAAAGTTCTAATGTAAATACTTTTTTATCTAGTTATAACATAGATGAAAACATGTTGAAAATCATCAATGCAAAAGAGGATTTGATACAAGAGCAAGTTTTTTTATTTTTGAAAGAGTTTCATAGCGATATAGTTGCATATCATGTACCTAATGGTGGAAAGCGTGGTAAACATGAGGCTTATAAATTTAAAAAACTAGGCGTTCTTGCTGGTGTTTCTGATATTGCTATAGCAAAACCTATGAAAGGGTATTGCGGTGCTTACATTGAATTGAAAAAGATCGGTGGCAGGTTATCAGATATGCAAAGGGATTTTTTAAATTCTGTAAAATGTTATTATTTCACGGCAGTATGTTCTGGACTAATTGATTCCTTGATTTCTATCGATTATTATTTAACATGTTGACAATTTTAATTTAAAGTTGTATATTTGTTTTGAACATCAAAAGGGAACATAGTTAAATGAATATATTTGAATTTATTGAAAGTGTAAACTCTATTGAAGTTGATTTAAGTTATGATGAAAGTTTAAAAAAATGGAATCATAAACCAAGATCACACAGATGGGGGTATTCAACAAAAAAACATAGTGAGATAAAAGATGCTGAATTTTTTGGGATAATAACCAACTCTTTCCCAGAAAATTATTCAGTCATAGACGTTGATGTAAAAAATGGTTTAGACGTATTAAACACAGAAGAAATGAAGCTTTATAATGCTTTAAAATCACTATCAAATAAAACCTTTACAGAATATTCAAAAAGTAATAAAGGTGGTTTGCATATATATGTAAATAATGATTTAAGGATTTTTAAAAAGAACGCTTTTTCACTTGAGAATTTAAGCATTGAAATATATAGCAAAACTGACGGCAGTAACAACGGGTATTTCATTATACCAACACTAAACGCTGTTAGTGATGTTAGAGAAGTTGCTGAGATACCAAACATCATTAAAGGTTTTTCATCGCTAGGTTTTGACAAAAGAGTTGTTAATAACGATAATTTCACAGCAATAAATGAGCTTGATTCTGTTGTATTAAATCATTTAGAAGAGTACTCAAGACTTGATGATAAAGTAATAGAGAAAATATCAAAAAACCTGAGAAATGATGATTTGCACTATGATGACTATTTTACTATTGCTTGCGCTTTTCATAGTGCTTCAAAAGGTAGTAGTTTTGGATATAAATGCTTTATTGAATGGGCATCAAAATCTAAAAAATATAACGCAAATAATTATGCAGAAACGTTTGAATTGTGGGAAAGAATAAAATTGCCCAGTTACCGCAGCAAATCTATAACAACTGGAAGCCTCGTTTATTTTGCAGAACGTGAGGGTATAGAAATTTATGAGGCTGAAAAGAAGCCTGTATTGATAAAAAGCTTTCATGAAATGCCAGATTTTATAGATTGCTTAGGTTTATGCAAAGAGATTGATAGTGTTGTTAAATTCAACCCGAGCGCAACACTTTATGCTTTTTTATCCAGTGTAAGCGGGTCATTAGGGAGATGTTTCAGGGTGTATAATGAAAGAACGCTAATAGACGGTACATTAAGCTTTTGCAGCATGTACGGTGCAGAATCAGGCAAAGGTAAGTCCATGCTTTTAGATATATTCAAAGAGCCTTTTTCAAATCATATCATGAAAGAAAAAAAGATATTTAGTGAAAAAGTCGCACAATATAAACGAGATTTTAAAAAATATCAAAAAGATATTGCGGAATATTATGATAATAATATTGATGATGAATCGTTAAAGCCTCGTGAACCTAACAGACCTATCGACCCTGTATGTATGAGCGGTAATATTTCCCCTAATGGTTTTAGACGTGTTATAAGTACAACTTGCGGAAACTTCTTTCTTGTTACAGCTGAATTTAAATCCATGTTCGGGCAGTTTAAAAAAGATATTAACGATTGGACGGCGGTTATATGCAAAGCTTGGTCAGGTGACGGTGAAAACAAAATTACTGGTATTATGGATTGTGTTTATGATGGCAACCCATACACAAGTTTAAGCTATTGTGCTTTCGATCAGCCAGATACACTTGAGGAATTTTTGTCACAACGAGTGGTTAGAAATGATGGTTTAATGGGTAGATCATTTATAGATTTTGATGATGATACCAAATCAACTTTTTATGATGAAAATAAAAGGATAGATAGGAAAAATAAGCTATATCTAGATTATTGTAATTTTGTAGAGTTCTTTTTAAAAATTCAAAATGAAATGGCTTATAGAGAAGAAAAGCCTATAGTAATAAAAATAGGCAAGTCTGCAAAAGATGTTTTTAACGAATTGAAATTATTTATAGATAAGTTGATGGCGGATAAGACTACATATGCCTATAACATAAAAAGTATGCTTTTTAGAACTGTTGAAAATTGCATACGTATATTTTGCTTAGTATCACTTTATAAGGATTTTTCAATATTATCTGATCAAGAAAAGTTAAAAAAGCTTAACGAATATTCTAACAATTCCGTTATGTTTGATGATGTTGAGATCGCAACGTTTTGTAAAGATGTATGCTTATATAACATAAAAAGAAATACCGAACTTATTTTAAAGGTTTTAGAGTATGAAGACAGTGATTTCAGTCGTGTACATGATGCGGTTCAGGGAAGTCTTAAATCACGTAATAACAGTAAATTTACGTTTGCCAATGTTATGAGATGGGGAGGTGTAAGAGATGCGCTTAGCAGGTTAGAGAATATGCGTAGTGTGGATAAAAAATCACTCGTATTAGCATCATTAAATAAACTTGTTAAAGATGAATACATATTAGATCATAAAGAATTTTACATTAAAAAATAATAGATAGGATAATAAAATGAAAAAAGAACACATCATTAAATACGTTAAATTATTAGCTAATTTAGATATATCAGATATAGAGGGGGGTGAAATATCAATTTATGAGGGCTATAAGGCTTTTAAAATTGTAGAAAATTTGTACGAGTATTTAGGGTCATTTGATTGTATTAAGTATCAAGACAGATCAAAAAATCGTAATGAAGAACCATCAATTAACAACGATGAAGTATTCACTCATGATGAAACAATGCCTACGTTTGGAGAACTTCTTGAAGATTACAGAAAAAATATTTTCAATGAGAGTATTCACTCTTTTGCTAAAAGGCTGAAAACTGATGCTAGTTGCATATCTAAAATTGTTAATAATAAAAGGTTAATAACTCCGCGAACAGCGATTAAATATGCTAAATTACTTAATGAACCAGAGGAAAAATTTTTAAATGTGTTACTTAATGAAAAAAGATTATTAAAACATGTTGACAACAATATTAAATAGTTTATAATGATACTTGAAAACAAAACAAAACAAAACAAAACAAAACAAAAGGAGATATAAAAATGAGTAATCTTGGTCGTAGGCTAATTGACGCAAGCAGACTTGGTGATTTAGACGAGGTAAAAAGTTTAATAGAACAAGGCGCAGATATTCATGCTTACGATGATTTGGCGTCGCGTTGGTCTTTTGAAAATGGTTATTATGATGTTGTTGAATTGTTGTTAGAAAATGGTGCTGATATTGAATCATCATTAAAAAATATAAAAATTATTCGTCAATTTGGGACGATTCAAATAAATATATCCCAGAAGATAAAATTGATACTGATAATATGTCTGCTATGTTTACTGCATTTTCTGATTTATCTAAAATATTTGATCAATTCAATAGCAAAAATGTACGAATATTAAGTTTAGGTCTGTCAAGTAATTTTGAGCCAGTTATCAATGTTTTCCGTTGTATAGAGGAGGTTTCTAAAAAATTTAATACTAAATTGTACCGTGATGATAAAAAATTATATACATATATATCAATTAATGGTGTATGTATTAAAGTAGTTCAATATTAAAATATGGTGGGCTTTATAGGATTTGAACCTATGACTTACCGATTATGAGTCGGGTACTCTAACCACTGAGTTAAAAGCCCAATAAATTAAGTATAGCAATTAATAGGAGATTTTAAAATGAGTAAATTATTAAATAAGTTTTATTTCGTGTATGTACCAGTAAATACGCTTCTTTTTTCGGTTCTTATGTTTTTAATCGTTGGTAGTCAATCAATTTTAATCAATGTGTTTTCTTTGATTGTAACAATGGTATCTTTATTGATAACAGATAAAATTGTTAAAACGTTTTTTGTTGAGTAGATATTAAATAAGGAGTTATAATTATGGGTGATTTACAACAATCTTATCTATTAGGGTGTTTATTTATTTCTGTAATTTTTTTATGCGTTTATTATAGTGAAATAGGCAATACATGTCTTTGTGAATTAAAAAATGAGTATGGGATGTTACTTTTAGTTACAGTGGAAATTTTGATTTTACTTTCATGGGTTTCAGTTATAGTATTTTTAGCATATGTTGTTTTGAAACAATATAAAAAGTAATTACGTATATAATTTAAAAACAAAAGGGAAATAAAATGAATGGTTTAATTAGATGTTCAGAACTTGATAGATTCATGGCTTGTCCGTCATTCTTAAAAACTGATAGGCTTCAAGATTATACAACTATATATGCACAAAATGGTATTGATGTTCATAAAGAAATCGAGCGTAGAATAACAAGCAATATTATTGATGAAAGGTATGAGCTTAACAAGTATGTTGAATTTGTCATAAGAACAAAAGAAAAAGGTGCGACTTATTTTTTAGAAAGATATAAAAGCAATGAGCATATTCATGGTACAGCAGATTGCGTTATATATCTTGATGATTATATGTATATACTTGACTATAAAAACGGTTATCAAGAAGTAAAGCCAGATTGCTACCAGCTTTATGGGTACGCTATTTTAAATTTACAACCTAATATTAAACATGTTGTGCTATGTATTTTCCAAAATAGTGAGTTTAAAAGAGTTAAAATATCAGCTAGCGATGTTATTGCAAAAAGTTTAGAAATAATCGAAAAGAAAAAACAATCATATTATGAATTAGGAGAACATTGTATGTTTTGTTCTCGAGTATGCCCACTGCAAGTTAATGCCATGAGCAAGTTATTAGGTTTTACCCCAAGCATTGATAATTTAATTATCAATGAAAAAACAGTAACTAAATTCATTAAGAAAATACACGATTCTGTTTATGGGAATGATATAGCACCAGATGGATATGTTTTTGATGAGGTTGAAACAAAAAGACGTTACGTTAAAGAATGCGCAGACTTGCCAGACCTTTTAAAAGAAACTAAACCGATAGGGGTTACTTTACTTGATAAATATATAAAAGAAGACTTAATAACCAAAGAAGAAGCAGAAAAATATATCGATTATAAAAAGTCCGTATCAAAACGACTTATAAAGGTTAAATAATGAATATTAGAGACTATCAGAAAGAAGCTATTGAATCGGCAAACAAATATACTTCAGAAGTTAAAAATGGTCGTGGAGTTATTGTATTGCCAACTGGGGCTGGTAAATCAATAATATCTAAAGAGATAACGTTAAAATATGGTGATACTTTAATATTAGTACCTAATAAAATATTAGTCGATCAGAACGCATCAAAATATAACTTTGAGGTAGAGAAATGGTATTCATCAAAGAAAACAAAAAAAAGTCATGTTGTTATATCCACATTCCAAAGCTTAAAAACTCGTATTGGTAATAGAAAGTTTGATAGGGTTATAGTTGATGAAGCTCATGGCATAAGCAAAACAACAGTATGCGGTAGAATACTTGACTCTATGGATTGTGAAATAATAGGATTAACAGCTACACCTTACAGAAATGATACTGGGTTGATATATGGCGAAGATGAACGTTGTTTTTTTGATAAATGTGTATATCAAGTAAGCAGGCTATCACTTGTTAGAAAAGGGTATCTCTCAAAAAGGAATTTTGTAGATGTTAAACATTCAATAACAACAGAGGGGGTTGAAATCAAAAACGGGGAGTTTATTGATAGACAATTACTTGAAAAGACAAATGATGAATCATTAAGGATAGCTTCATTACATAGTGATTTGGAGAATTGTTTAGTATTTTGCATTAATAAGCAACACGCTATAAATGTTCAAAAAGTGATGCCTGATTCACTTATAATAGATTGTGATACAGGTAAAAAAATTAGAGATGATACTGTTAGAAAGTTAAAAAATGGTGAAATAAAGCAAGTTATAAACATACAAACTTTAACGACTGGATTTGATTACCCTAATTTAAGAAATATTTTAATATTACGCCCTACAAATTCAAAAGTTTTATATGAGCAAATACTTGGACGTGGTGATAGAATTCATGATGGTAAAGAATTTTGCAATATATACGACTATACGGATAATTTTGAACGGTTTGTAAGTAATTACGAGCCAGAAAAAAAATATTACTCATTGCGAGAGTGCAATAATTGCGGTCGTATAACAGACTACGCAAAGAAATTATGTGTGTTTTGTAATAGTAAATTAAAAGATGAGTTACCGCAAAATGAATTAACAACTAAAGAATGTCATAATTGTGGTAGTGAAGTAAGTAACAATGTGTATTACTGCCCTAATTGCGATGTTAAAATTAGGAAAAATAAACTGTCATTTTCTAATAATGTACAATTAAAATCTTTCAAGATACTAAAAGCAACTAATGAGGAATGGCTAATAAGATTAAACAAAAAGCAAAATTTAGTATTAGCATTTTGCAAATCGGATATAAATTGTGGTGTACTCAACCCTTTTTTTGATGTAATACCTAATGATATAAAATTAAAAATAGCAAATGATTTAAAAATAAACAAGCCAAAAGAAATAATATTTAATAAAGAATTTTTAAAGATATATGTAACAAGAGGCATAACAGGAATGTTAAATCTAGAAAATGTTAATTATATTTAGATTATTATATCAGTATTGCTGTTAGCTAACGAAAATCTAGCGAGTGAGTCAACTTCAACATTAAGTGTTGCATCATTGTCACCGTACATTCTAACTTGCAATTTATAGCCTCGCCCAACACTTAGACTATCTGCAGTTGCTACGGTAGATAGTTGTATCGTTCTCTTTTTTGTTTCAGGAAGCCCTGAATTCTTGTTTGACATATACACGCTTTCTTCCGTAGAAAATCCAGTGGCTGGATTGTACAACCTGATTACAAATTCAACAGAAAACGCTGCAGTTCTTGTAAGCTCTAAATTAATACGCCACAAGTGGTTCTGACCAGCGGAGTTATTTTCCCTCAAGAGCTGGTTTGTTTCATCCCATATACTGGATTCGTCCTTATTCGGATCCATTATTGGAAATTGAGTTATAGGGGCTGCTGCGAAATTGAACCCGTTAGTTGAATCCCATACAATATCCTGCCACGGTGTTGGGGAATTTGTAGCCGTAGTTGTTAATGAGAAAGTAGGCTTAGTAGGGGTGGTTTGGTCATAACTATCTATTATAACTTGACCTGATGTTTCTCTATAAAAAGGTAGTAACAGGTTGGCAAAATCAACATACTGTCCCCCAACATTTGCTTGAAATGATGATACGTCAGAGTTATATACAATTCTTCTGTCATTATTTAATAAATCTATTTCTGCTTGTGTTAAATTTGGGCAAACGAACCCCTCGCTTGACTCGATAGCAGAGCTTTCTATGAATATTTTTGATGGGGTTCCTTCCTTGGCTGCTATACTCCCTATCACGGATTGCGTAGAATTATAAAACGTTACTGAACTTTCACCTGTAGGTCCAATAGTTTGCATTGATATTGAATTTGGCTTTATTGACAGATAATATTGTCTTATTGTTGACAGATCACAAGAATAAAAATAAGACCCGTCAATCGAATACGCTAATCCGAATGCCCTGTCTGGCACGCTAAAAGACCCATTTAACCTTATGGACTCTAAACTCCACGGGGAATTTAAATATAGTAATGTAACAACCTTATACTCGTTATCATAGAGACACAGCGTATCGCCTGTAGGAGTTATCATCGTTGAAACTGGTCTTAATATGCCGTAACCACTTAGATCAACACTTCTTACAAATGTGGCGCTATCTATCATGAAAGGTACGAGTAAATCATACTCATTTACTATATCTTGCACGTCGAACTGAACTATTATTTTTGTCCCATCAGGGCTCATTTCAAAATCTGAAAGATTTGACCCGCCCTCTGCGAAAAATTGTGATGTTTCATATGTTAACGTGCTTACTGAAAAATTAGTAGATGCTGAGAATTGGTATATTCTGTTAGTCTCATCACCAGCCACATAGCATTTTGATCCATCACACGACCAGCCTATGCCTGCGATAGCCCTATCTCCCGTTAACTCAATGAAATCTGCCTCATCTATTAATACTGCTGTTGAAATTAAGAAATTTGTTGATAACTCATATTGATATATTTTGTCAGCTGTTCTACCTGATACATACATGTATTTCCCAGAAATATCAAATGTAATCCCATGTAACATATTTTCACCTTCTGGTGCGGATATAGTAACATTCGGATTCACCCCCAACAGATTGAAATTCATGTAATCTGGTGTAGCAGCGCTTATTTGGGTTTTACCATCTACGCTAGAAATAGAGCCACAATATTTGACTGAGTTTTTGGCGATAAAATAATCTGTACTCGCCTCTCCATTTATGACACTCAATTTATTTGAATCAAGCTCATCTATTGCACTTTGAACATCAACTGACGATATATTGCCGCTAGGGGTATTAGTTATTTGTGAAGCAATATAATCTCCATTTTCAGCCACAACATTACCAATTCTTCCGAATACGCTAGAGACTTCGCCACCTGCCCCTGAGCCACCATTTACTTTTTTTGCTAAATTACTCATAATACACTCACAATAATATTAGTTGTTGCTGTTGCGTTCTCAATATAAAATCTATATTTTGAACCTATACGCATAGTTAATAAAAATATATCACTGCCAATCATAGAAAAATCTGATTCAGTTAATGGTGTATATCCAATGCTATCTTGCTGTACTTCACACCGTAAAACGGCACCATCAAAAATTGATGAGGGGGAAACTTGAACTTGAATATCGAGTTCTCTGTATTGTTCAAATTCTTCTGATTGTGTATTTATATTTGTTAATGTAAAAATAGTCATGTTTAATCCTTATGTTATGAAACCCTAACCCACAAAACAACTGTATATGATTTTATATTAAGAGAATGCGAATGTTCTTGACCACCACCTTGAGGCTCAGAATATCCCCAAATATTATCATAGTCGGTTGAGTTTGAACCAATATGATTATTGTAATTTGGGTTGACTCCCCAAGGTGGGTTATAACTCTCGCTCCTCTCCCCCCAAGGGATAGTATGCTTATGCGGTGCCATCTCATCAATGGTTATAGCATGTCCGTTAGCGCTCCCAGAGACAGGTGAATTTCCACCACTGTTTACGTAACCTGTAGATGATCCGGAAACTATTGAAAAATCACCTTGAACTTGCTCCCAAACACCTGGATGCACCCCGTCACCTGTTGGGTTTGTATTTTGAATTAAATGATGCCCAACTGGAAAAAGGGTATTTATAAGATTTTTAACCCATTGCGTTGTTGGTATTGTATTATCATTACTGTTACTTCCAGGTGTGTTAGTGTAAGCTACTCCATCCTTCATCCAAAGCGGAATCGCATGACCATTTAAAAATTCAAAATCATTCGAAGACCCATTGGATATGAATTGCAAGCCATTTGTTTGGCTTGGAACAAGATAACAATGTCCATTTTCTGTTGGAACACCAACTCCAGAATTATCCCCAGCAATAAAAGCTAAATTCCCGCCATATATTTGTGATGTACCAATTGCTTTAAATGCGTTGATAGTAATATCCCCATTACTATCTGTTTGAACTATTTGGCTGTCATTAGTTTGGTTTATTTCACCAGATATTTTTTGCGATATTGCCTGTTTTTCAGATAAAGATAAATCGCTGGCTACATTGTTTAATCTTTTATCAGAAACTAATGTATTACTGTTAAAGCCAACTTTTGTCATATATGAGTCAGCAAAAGTTTGTAATTCTTGGTCAGTTGACGCGTTGCTCTGGTCTATCCAATTTGAATTTTCACTATTTGGTAAAGGTGGCGCTACATTTGCATTGCTGTTTATTTTTGATACGTAAAGACGGTTAGCTGAATTTTGATAGTACGAAACAATAGAGCCTTTGCTATATGTTATAGTAGGGTTCCAACTTGCTACGCCATTTTGTACAATATTAGCAACTGCATTATCTTTTGTATTTTTATAATAGTTGTCTGTCGAGTTTATAGGCGGTGCAGCTATATACCCATTGCTATATGTCGTACTTTCGTTTGGGTTATCATCTGGCTTTATTTTTTCGCCAGTTTCTGCCCATATGTCCGTATCTAGGTTATCTGGTAAATTTATTCTAGATGCCATTATTGATACCCTCCCAATATTTTAACTCCGGTATTACACCCGCCTAAAACAACATCGCCATTAATACAATATAACTCTATTAAATCATTTGAAACATTGATGATTGATGAGCTTGATATATTTGAAACGCTTTTATTATTTCTTATATGACTTACTCGTATACTTGTATTATTTACAAACCTAACACCAGCTTCAAAATATGTTGATTCAGTCACATCGTCAAGCAGTACACTTTGTTCAACTAAAAGAGTTTTGCAATTTTTAAGCGGTGTATTTGAAATATCAACAACGTTATTTACAGTAGCATTGGGTGTTGTGTTGGATAAAGATATTTCATATTCTATGAAATCAGATGTTACACCTCTGTTTGAATTGTATTTATATAGGATAACAAAACTTGTCCCATTATATATTGCATTTATAATATCATTTTGCAATATTTCCCCAGCTTTAATTAAAGAACCGTCAATATTTAAAATACTTTTATTGCCAAGTCCATTGATATTTATAATTACACCATCAACTGAGTTATCGTATATTGCTTTAAATGTTATAGTCATTCCATTATAATATTGAGTAGGCGGCTGCTCACTATTTATGGCTGATAGAATTATGGTATTACTGCTACCAGTTGCAACATAATCCCTTGCAGTTGTTTTAATAACTGGTGTAGTTATCTGTATAACATTATTACTATTAACGTTTACACTCGTTGCCCCGCCGCCAGTAAATCTGTTTTTTATATCGGTAGTTAAAACATTTGACAAGTCTTTTATTGCGATTTTTGTATCGTCGGATTCTGTAAAATTACTAGCGTCTTTTTTCATGATTGCACTATTAGAATCCAACACAACATTTTCTAACTTATAATCAGCGAACATTTGAACATTTTTTGATATTGCTACTTCATTTGGAGAGTCTAACCTAACCCAATTAGCGCCACCGTCTAAAGCAGGGTCATCCCCTTGTGTTGTATAATTATTCAAACAAGTATAAACTTTATAATTAACCTTAGACCTTGCCCAAAACCCTTCAAAATATGTTGTTTCTGAATCAAAATCAGATACCCCCCTTTGGACAATATTAGCAACAGCAAGATTCAATCTATTATTATAGAAATTAAAATATGCTGGATTTGCTGGCTCAGCCATATAACCTAAATTATATTTATTTGGTATTTGCGTATCGGGGTCAACTATAAAATTTGTTGTCGCTGTTGACGCCCATATTCTTTCATCAATACCACTTGGTAACGTTATTTTATCAGCCATTTATTTACCTTATTTTTTTCCTGTCCAATATTCGCCGCCAGCTTCGCCAGCTTGATTGCCTTTAAACCCAGAAGTTTCTTCAAAAGCTATACCTTCTTTATTAACTCCGATTGGCAATGGTAGCACGCCGTTATAATCTGCAAATGCAAATTCTACACTATTTATATCTGTAACAGTGTACCATATACCGAGATTTTTTGGGAATATGAAAGAGTAGTAATTAGTATATATATCTTCGAAGCTTGAAATTGGCTGCGCGCCTGAATAGCAATTTTTAAACATTAAAAGTTCCCAATTTGTAAACTTTTTAAAAATTGTAAAGACTGGTTGCAAAGGTATAGATTCATCAACAGTTATATCTGGCGAACCATCGCATAAAAATTGCATTATTTCTAAAACTTCATCTATACCACCAGAAAAATTATTAAACATTGTTTTTGCATATAATAATGTTCTATATCTTTGATCTGATAATTTAACCTTATTGTTTGACTCAAGAACACCATTAGAGTTAAAAGCGTTAGCTGAAACTATATAACTACTATCAAAACCTGAGTATGAAATACTTATATCAGGTGGTGCAGGGTAGTCACCTGTATCAGGATTAATAAAACAAAAAACGTTGCCTTCATTCCCAACTTTTATTGTGGGTCTTTTTATGCCTAATAATTTACCGATTATATCAAGTTGTACACCTTGCGCTTTGTCTATGTCAGTACCATTTAACGCATTAATAAGTATATTTTCAACATCATTAGATTGAATAAGGAATGACCTAATAAATTGTATTAAATTCGGAGAACCTGAATATATACTTATTAAGCGCTTTTTTGCCAATTCAAAATTATCAAAATATCCTAACATGTATCCACCTAAACAACATTAACTGTTATATTACTGTCTTGTATAGTACCATAATAAGCAGGGGGGATTTGTATATCCGTTGTTACATTGGTATTATTTAAATCACTCCAATTAAATGTTTCTATTACAAAACCTTCGCCACTTTGCAACATTAAGCATAACGCCTTCGACCAATACGCTTTACCGCCTATAGGCAAGTTTTCTATGTAATCAAACAATGAAGTTTTTATGCCGTCAATAACTTTTTCCTGTTCAAATGTTTCATTGGGTAATGCTGATATTGATATGGTTGCGCTAAAAGAATCTTCAGACGCCAAACTAAAATTCACGCTTACCGTATTTCCTAAAGAATCACTGGTATCGCCATTAACTGATGTTACATCATTGTATTTCACTTGTTCAGATTGTGATATAACCCCAGAAGGTTTGTTTTTATATATTATCGAAGCGATATTATCATATATAGTTTGCACTGGCTCACTTGATGATATAACAACGATAGGCTCAAAATAACCTAAATCAGTTTGCACAAAATCAATGTTATATATAGGCGTCTTTGTTCTTGTTCTAAATTCGTATACAACGGCTTTAGAAATTGCCTCATAATCATATAAATCACCGCTTAAACTGTCTACTAAATTAGTTGCGTTTTTTGCTGGTAGTAATGAAATTTCATTCCTGAATGAGTCATCATTCTGAAAATCATTACCTATAGATACTGTTCCTGTAGTTGCGTCTACACCATTCCAGCCATTAACTTGTGTAACTATTTGGAATATTGCCCCACTATCAATGTTTATACTGCCTGTTGTAGTATTTGAGAAGTCCCCCGTTATTGTTCCATTAGCCCCTATAGTAACGCTACTATCTAATGTAAATGTATTATCATTTGGGATGCTATTTTTATATGATATGATGCTACCCGCAGGTATAAATGTTCCGTTCGTCCCTGATAATGTTACACCGCTTATTTTTGAAGCTGTCGACAACCCCCTAACTGAGTTTGATAGTTTAGCTAATATATCTAGCTGATTGCCTGTTGCCTTGCTTAAATCAAACTGTGATGATACAGCATCAGCTAATTGATATAAATCCTCAAATGAGCCTGCCAATAATCCTATTATTTGCCCTATTGCTCCACTTGTTTCAACATTTATGTTATTACCAAACGAATTTTTAAGCTGTGTTTGTATTTCGCTTTGTATTTCCTGCGTAGTTTTTATTGCCATGATGTAATAACCTTAATCATACAGAAACGTTAGTTGTGACATTACCAGTTTCGCCTTGTGTTGTTTGTGCGTTAAATGTTATACCTAAAGTACCGCTTGTTCTATCATAGTTTGATGTATAGCTATTTAAATATAAAACACCGTTTGTACTTAGTATAGCATTAATTATCTGATCATCTATCTGATTTCTAGTCGAACCTTCTTCAAAAACAACACCAAAATAATCAACACCTTCATCAACATTTAAGAACCATTCACCATATATTAGATATAAATTAGTTTTTATTTGTTGAGCGATTTGTTCTACCCCTTCAATTATACTAAATTGCCCTTTACTATTAAATGAAATATCATAGTAATTATCTATCGTTTGATATATTTGCAATGATTTCATATTACCACCTATTGTTGCTGATTTGGGGAGCTTGTTGTACCGCCTTGGCTATCTACATGAGTATGATTGTTATATATTAACCTATCTCCAGCCATAGAACGAACTCCGTCTGAAATATCACCGCTTGCAGTAAGGCTACCAGTAAACGAAGCAGTAGCACCACCAGTACCGCCCCCAGATATTTGACCGTTCAAGTTTATCAATGGTGCTTCCAATGTTATATTACTACTAGAATCTATAGTTACACCATCATTGCCAGTTATTTGAACTGTATTTGCATTTATTGTTACAGTTCCGTCAGTAAGTGTTATGCTAGAGTTACTGCCAACACTTGCTGTTATTGAGCTATTATTAATAACAATCGTATTATTGTTTACCTTTGAAGTTATAACACCATTCTCTATGGATATTGCGCTAGTGCCATCTACCGTCCTTATATCATAACTAGTCAATGAAGGAGTCGGTGAAATTTCGCCATGCTTTGGCAAGCTAAACTGAAAAATTAAAGCTATGGCATCTTCGGGATTACCATTTTCTAAATGACTTGGCGGTGAAATTTCACCCGTATTAAAAACCCCATAACTTGATTTGTGCATAAATAGCAGCAAACATTCATCACCTGTTTGTATAGGCTGGGTAACTACAATATCTTTTGCTCGTGGGAAAACTACTGGTATAGCGTTTAATTGCGCCATGTTGACTACCTCACCGCCAGAAACAGCATCATCATTATATAAGAATTGCTGTGTTAATGGTTGAGCATCTATTAATTGCTTGTCAGGGTAGTAATTGACAACTATGGCTGGTAATGTAGTAAACATTTTTGCTATGTTATCCTTAGCATACATGTTTATAATCTCATCTAACGATTTGGATTTCTGAGTATCAAAGTTACTTAACGCCATTATTACTCCGCTTTTAAATATGTTGTTGGATACGTTTCAAAAGTCGTTACCCAGTCCCCACTAATACTATCACCAATAAAAGAACTTTTCATTATTTTAGACTCAGCAACATTTGGTGAATAGTTTGGTGTTTTATTTAATGATACTGGGATATTCGATTGTTGAAAACCAGTATTACCTTTTTCAGCGCTTATTTTTATATCTGTTGAAGGTGTTAATGCGGGGTTTAATAATGCCTTTCCTGTTATAGTAAAGCCAGAACTTATAATAGGCACACCAAGCAAACCAGTTTCTTGGCTAAGTAGTATCATATTACTTGTATCTATTGCATAAGGGGTTGTTGTGCTTGGGTAGTATAAAACTTTAATATTATTTAAATTGTCAATATACCAATATCTATCGCCGCAAATCAAATCTAATGCTTGTGATATAGTCGTACCTTTTTTGAATGTGAATCCAGATGCAGGGTCAAGTATATTATATATTTGGTTAAACCCAGTAAGATTTTTATCGTCTAAAATGGCGCCAGCGGTTGTAAGATATTTATCAACAAAATACTTAAAAATATATTCTCGTTCATACGTCAAACCAGTTAATAAACTTTTTTGAAATTTTGTTAAATCTTCATCGTCTAACTTTGTGTCTAACACATCTGTTAAATTTTGCCCAATAAAAGTAGTTATGATGTCATTATTATTTCTATATGTGTAAGACTTATATATGCTTGCTTTATACAAAAGTAGCTGAGAATTTGAATTACCGCCAGTTATGCTTTCGCGGTACCCACATTTAAGTGATATTCTATTATAATTACCGCTAGATAGCTTCTTTAGGTTTTGTGAAGATAAATTGTAAATATTTATAATAAACTTATTTGTGTATGATGAAGATAAAAAAGACTTATTACTCTTTGGTGCTAGAAAATCAACAGTAAAATTAATCCTTAACCCTATACCGTTAGTGTTATTGTTATAATCATTACCGCCGTTGTTATTCTTTATCGTTATTTTATCATTAGTGTTGTCTTTTTGCTCTATGATAAGCTCATAATCCCTATATAATTGCTTGATTGCGCTCATAACAATGTAACAACTCCATAATTATCATTTATGCTTTGTACTTCATCAGAAGTAAATACTCCAATTTTTAAATTACCAGATAAGTCTGAAAAATTATATACCATGCTGCCATTATCATTATTATATGTTATAGGATTTAATATAGGTATGATATAAATATCACCCATATTTAGATTATATATATTTAAGTTTGAAAATGGCTCTATTGATTGGCTATCAACTACTGCACTATTAGATAAATTGGTTATCTCGACAAAATACCTATTTAATTGCCCATTCCAATAAAAATAAAAACTAAACGTCTGCGAATTTATAGAAAATTCAATTTTTTGATTTCCAAAAGTTTGTATATTTAGCAACTGAGCCATGTTAATTCCTTACTTAATATCAAGAATAAATATTAGATACGCTAGTTTGTGTTGTTCCGCTATTGCCATAATTTTGCGAATTTGAGTAAGAAGGGTCGCTAGGTGATACAGTTGGCGTGTTTTCTAATGATGTAACGGCTACTTGCACCTCTTGCAATGATATATCAAAAGCTATGCCTTCACCATTTACAGCGGTATCAGTTGTTTTATATTGCTTTATAACTAGATTATCTATTTTGTTTGGGTAAACAAATAATGATATTGTACCGCCATATTTTAATTGAAATAACTCAAGTAATCCCTTATTCCAAAATTCCGCGTTATTTTCACCAGAAAGAGAAGGGATATTTGTCTGTATTAAACCGTTTAAATAACCTTTGTATGCTGATATAACACCCTTTAAATTTATTGTTATTGGTTGTGGTATAATGTTATCTGTTACAACCGTTCCAAACTCTACTGGATTTGTAGTTATAGTATTACTTCGAACAGTATCAGAAGAAACAACACAATCAAAAACTTGCCCATTTAATTTATATACACCACTTTCTCCATTTATGACTATTTTTACGGATTTTTTAGTATCTTTACCTAAAATGTTAGTAATTACATTAGACGCGCTCATAATTAATTACCTACTGGATTACATGATTTATATGTTGATTGTAGCACATGTTCCCAAGACTCGTTTATTGCACTTATAATATCATCTTTACTTGCATTATTTGTATGCACTTGAACATTTAAATTATTGTTGTTATTGATGGTGCTTTTGCTGTCATTTGAAACATTGCTATTTGTGTTATATGTTTTAGCAGCTTGAGGAATTAAGCTATAGTTACTGATAGTTGGCTGCAGAACTGGTTTCATTTCAACTTTTCTTGCGTTAAAACTTGTAACTTCTTTTGGCAATGTACCAGAAAAAAGCTCAATAACAGTTCTTAATGATGTAATAAAACTTGAATCATTGATAGCATTAACTAGATCACGGATTTTATAAATAACTTTCGTTACTAGTGGTAATATGTCTATAGCTAAATTAACAAGTCCCTTATTAAAAGCTGCACTTAATTCTGAGGTAGCAAGCTTAAACCTTTCAGTCTCTTTTGCAAGTTGTTCTGTCCGCTTAACATAATCAGCCCCATACGTCTCAATCTGCAATTTTTTAGCTATTTCAGTAGGTGTTAACCCTGTAGCCTCTTTTGTTTGCGTTATTTGCTGTTGACTTTTTATAAAATTAGGAAATTGCGTTAATATAAGATCAACAAGTTGCTTATCCCCTTGTTTTTGCAGATCGTTATATCTATTAAATAAATTTTCGCTAAATCCTTTTAAATCATTGTTTAAATACGAGCTTATTGCACTTATAGCCCCAATACGGTTCAATGTTATCAAGTCTTTTTGGTTTATTTCACCAAGCGACAATCCAGCCTGTATATCTCTAAATTTTTCTGCCGTTGATAAGTAAGCGTCTGCATTTTTACTTGTTATTTTATATGCGTCTGATAACCCTAATATTTGAGAAGTTTGCAAATTAAGCATTGAAGCTGTTAGTTGTGTATCTCTAAATGCTTTTTCTTGAGCTTTTGAAAAATTTATTGCAGCGTTAGTAAGCTTAACAAAAGCGGCTGTTATCAATGTGATTGCTGCAATTTGTGGTAAGAATCTTCCTACACTTAAAATCATATTAGGGTTTATGCCAGATTTAGTAACCCTTAAATATTCCCTAGCATTTACAGATTTACCTTTTTTTGTTTTACCACTTTCAGAATCTTTCTTTTCTTTATCAATGTTTTTATTAGCTTTTTGTACTTCTTTAGATATATTTATTTTTGATATATCTTTAAGATTTGAGCTTAACTGTTTAGTTTCAGAATTTAATGATTTGATTTTTACCAATAAACTATCTATTGAATTTGATAATACGCTGAAATCTATTTTCCCAAGATTATTTAAATTTTTTTGGGAATCTAACCTTAACTTAGATTTTTTTAAATTTATATTATCAACCAATGATTGTGGCATTATTGACGAATCAGTATTTATTTTTTGATTTGTGGAAATTGAATTAAGTTTTGATATAAGCCTATCAATATTTTTTTCTGTTTTTAATAAGCTAGTATCTAAAGATTTTAGGGCAGAGTCATTTATTTTAAAATCTATAGTTGCATATAAACCGTCAATCGCGCCCATTTACTCAGCCTTATCCATGTAGTGATTCTCTATATCATTTTTTAATGATAACATATCATTAAGAAGTATAGCATCTTTATAACTATAAACAGTTTTTAATTCATTAAGAGTTGCTAGCTTATTCATTATTATATTATAAATAAATAAATTAACATTAGGGTATTCTTTTATAATATAATCTAGCTCATTTACTTTTTTTCTTCGTTACCTGAAGTAGAATCACCAGCACCGTAGTTAAACTCTATCAACTCATTAATGAATGATATTAAATCGTTTCCATCGCTAGGTAAATCAAATATTGAAGTTATCCTGACCCTTTTATCTACCCCATCACTATTTTTTTGTTTCATGGAAATATTAGGGTTATCGATGAAAACCTTAAGCAAAGTGTTTTTAAATTCATCGATTGATAATATATCTGCACCACTTAAATGATCACTTAATCTTTTAAATATAGGCATTACTGCCATTGCTGTTATCGCGTCAAATTGCGACAATAAATAAGTTTTGTCACCATATACAACATTTTTATTTTCTAAGCTACTCATAAGCTGCTACCACCTATAAATGATTGAAGTTTTGCACATTCTATTCCCCACTGCACACTATTTATTTCTTTACCATAGGTAAGTTTTGGAATTTTAATAATCCATGCTTCAGCTGCAGCAGATAGCGTATTACTATCTAAATCAGTAAGCGATATAGGAGCCGTAGAAAATACTCCGTTATATGCTGTATTCCACAGACCAGAAAGTATCCCGTTTATTTTCGAATTCTGCATTAAGTTGAATCTAAATATTCCAGTTTGGTCAAGATTTTTATTAATTACTACATTACCGTCATTACCAACTGTTTTTGTAAAATTATCTGAATTATACTCGACTGTTATTGAGTCGTTATCCGCTGCGTAATCCGAAATAGTTACACCTGCATAGTTTAAAATTATACTATCAAAACTGTAATTCGTTGTGCTCATTTAAACCACCTTTTAATCTATTGTTGAAGTGTGCCAGTAATAGTGGCTTTTGTTATAGCATCTGCATAATATGCTGTAAAGCTTATATAATTATATACACCAGATTGTCTAACCGCTGCTGATACGTCCGCTGCACGTCTGTAGGTTATTTCATACGGTGGTGTATAAGACCCGTCATCATTATTAAAACCTGCTAATGCGTTATTAGCTACAGCTAAATCAAGCGCTGAGCGCACACCTGTTATAAGCTGTTGTATTCCTGAATCCCTATATAACACTTTATCATTTTCTAAAAATATATTGAAAACATTTTGCTGTATTTGTGCTTCAAGCCAATATGAAAACCTAACTATAGCGGAACTCAGCGTAGACTCTGAACAAACTGTGCCACCTTTGTAAATGTTTACACCACCAGTAAATTGTACTAAGTTACCTTTTTTATTTAACACATAACCTTGCGAAGGTGCACCAAGTGTACAAGCACTTACTGATGCTGGCTGCTTATATGCCATTGTATAAGAACCAGTTGTTTTTTGCAGCTCAATACCTGAATATGCGCTTGAACTATATTCTTTTAACTCATTAAATACTGCAACAGTGTTTGAATAATTCCTGCCTGTCAAAGTGCTTAAAATATCACTATCGGAATTTGAGGCAATGGTAAGATTGCTAAGATCACAATAGTACATTTTTTCAATCCCTTGCACATACGCTGCAAGGTTTATGATATTTTTGTCTGATACTTCAGTGGCATTAGTGCCCTCTTTAGTTAGCCCAACCCCAAAAAAATCGCTAGTTTTAGAAATTACATTTTGCAATGTTTCAACAGGTGTCTGCAAATATGTATATGGATTGGTGTATGTTAATGTACCAAAAGCTAATGTTGAAATATCTGTTCCAGCGCTAGGAGCAACAACTGCTGTTATTTGCAGATCAGAATTTTCACCTTGTATATAAAGCTGATTATTATAAACAATAGAATTTGCATCTTGACCTATAGCGTACCTTAAAGTTTGATTTATGATTGGCGCAACCTCATTAATTGATGTTATGCTACTGAAATCCATATCTAATAGTTCATAATCTGTAGAATTTATTGTTAGCTTAACACCACCATTTGATATTGCTTGGAATGCTGATAAAGCTGCCAATGTTCCACATAAATTTGAACCGTAGCCACCTATAATAGTATAGCCTGTATAATAAGCATTTTCAAAACTCAATAGGTTTGAAGTTGTAATATCTGTCCCATAAGAAGCTGCCTCAATAGAAGTTATATCTTTCCCGTCAACAGTTGATACCATATAAAAATTTAAATTCGTATAGTCGTAATTAATGATTACTGTACTTGAAAACTCAACATCAAGCGCTGTTTGAATAACAGATACGATGCTAGCTTCATCTGTCACTGATGAAAAATCTAAATTGTTAAATTGATATATGATATTGTCATATATCATAGCAAAAGAACCGTTAGTTATCGTATTCCAAGTTGATAAATTGGATGCTACATCAACAGCCAGTCCTGTTGCGCTTGAATTTCCTACTGGAGGATTACCGCCAAGTCCATAACGCAATGCTACTTTCATATTGCTAGGTTGCGGTGATTGCCCAAAATAAATGGCTGCCGAGCTATATATCTCTGAACTTGTACCAAAGTCGCTTGCAACACTCTCTAGCGATTCATAATTTCTTACAACTTCGCTTACTGGGATAATAGGTGTTGCGTTATTCTGTGTGCCAATTAACAGCAAAGTGTCAAAATTAGCTTGTATTGTTGAGCCTTTCTCGATAGTTATATCGACTTTTACACTCTCATTTAATGATATATTTACAGCCATTGTAAGTCCTCAAGTATTTTGTATATTTTGTTGTTTATAAAGCAATTTGTTATAATCCGCTGTTATTCCTACACTTTCTATTGTATCAATTTCAACTTTATTAGCAAATATTGTCGAAAGTTTTATAATCATCCCTGCACGTTCTTCATATTTTGCATTAATAAGAGTGGTTTTGTTGAAATTCATTTTCTTTGACATATACCTAAAACCATTATCATAAAAATAATTTTTAGCTTCTGTTGTATCAAATATCAAGGAATACTTTAATATTAAACCCTCAGCGTTATCACCAAACATGTTGATATTAAAGTCTAATAAGGTGTAATTTTCTGTAACTTCATAAGATTTACCAGTCCCGCTGTCATATTCTATACCACTGGAATTTTGCAAAGTTACCATATCATTTGAAACATCAATATAAATTGTTCCGAAAGGTCGCTTAGGTAAATAGCCCGATTGATAAGATTTAATCCACGTAACTTGGCTAAAATCTTCAGATTGGTTTGACAATATTTGCGGGGCTAAAACATTAAAAAAATAAATTAATGAGCTTTCTATTTTTTGCAATGTTTGATCAAATTTACCAACCATAATTAACCGTCGCTCCCAATAAGTAACGCAGCCCCGTACGTATAATAACCATACTGTGACCAGTCTTTTTTACTAAGTATTTTATAATTTTCATCATTATATGTTATATAAGTAGCAGAATAATTTTTCCTGCTTAAGTCTAAATTTGATTTTGTTATTATTAAAATACTTGAACTTACCCTACTTGCATCAATTTCTAGCAACTGGTTTGTTCTATATCCTGATGATTCAAACAAAGACCTCCCACCTGATGACTTAGGAATACCACCTGATGACTTAGGAATACCACCACCACCTACCTGTATAGATGCAAGTATATCAAAGTTATTGGATAATGTTTCTATTAAATTCCCGTAATCATCATAATTTTGAGAAAATTGAAATACATTATATGACTTATATAATGATGATATAATGCTACCTAAATCAATATTAATCATTTGAATTATCCCAAAATATAACATTGTCACGCATAGTACCAGTTTCTACTAAAGGGTCATTAAAACCTTTCTTTTCTATTGTCTCAGGTGCGTTTGGCGGTGTATCCCAATCAGCAATACTTTTGCTTACATCTTTTGCCATTTCAGACATTTCAGATTTTAATTCAAATTTTACATTTTGATTGTTAAAAACTTTATTAACTTTTTCAGCAACTAGATTAGTGTATTTACTTTTATTTTTGCTAAATGTTGAAGACAAAAAAGGTCTTGGTGGTGTGTAAGAGTAGCTCCCATCTTCACGCTGCTTTACAGCCCCAAATTCATTACCCATGGCAACAACATACAGCGGAATAAATTCCTCACCATAATAAATATTCTGTTTATCGTTAAATCCGACAAATCCTTTATACTCTTTAACTTTATCAACAATTTTATAAAATTCTGTATTCTTAACACGTTTAACCGCCATAAAACCACCCATATTTATAAAAGATTGCCGTAAATATCAAAACTAGGTATTGTTGAATTTCTAAGCATTAAAAAGTTAGCACCATAAGAAGTCTGCAAAAGAAGCGTATCATTTATGTTTAACTCTTTAACGCTTACAGCGCCATAATCAACTTTAACGTTTTCAGCTTGAAATGATTTAACACCACCAATATTTACATTGCTCCCACCACCAGTTGAACTAGGATAAAATACTGTGGCAAAATGCGCAGATAAATATAACCAACCTAATTGATACCTTGTGCCAAAAGCTGTTTGGTCAATGTAAGTTTGTGCTAAATCAATCATGTTCCCAACAAATAAGTCAGAATATGTTGTTGAATTAGAAAACTCAGGGAAATAATCCCTGAATGTTTGAATATCCGCGCTACTTGCCATTATTAAATACCAAAGAATTGACCTTGTGATCTAGGGTATAGTGTCATAGTTCCTGCTACAGATTCTATCGAAAAGAATGGCAACATACCATCACGTTGTGATTCTGGGAAAATTGCCATAGGCATAGCAATTGGAAATCTAACTGCCATAGGGTCGCGACGCATAACAAAAAAACTATCTTTTTGTGTATCTGCTTCTGGTACTTGTGTTTGATCATTAAAATAGAACCTGAAACCACCAAACGGGGTATTTGAACCATAAGTAGCTTGTTGTGCATTTTGGTAAGAAAGTTCATTAATAGGTAATATAGCTACGTCGCTATTCAGTAATGATCTTAAATTTTTAATAACCCTAGATGCAATCGTTTCCCCAGTGAAATTTGAAATCACTGTATCATTGATCAAAGCATATTGCGCGAATGGCAACAATAAAGTATCTGCATATTCAACGCCCTTAGATTGTGCAATAATTTGATTAAAAGCGTATTTAATTTGATTTGAGATTCCGCTAGCAACATTAATCAACTTTTCAGTATCTGTCCCCGCTGCGCTTACAGCTTCCTCCCATGTTACCGCTGTAGGAGAAGCCGCTTGATCAGTTACTGATGGAACACCTGCATCGCCATTTACCCAACAGCCTACATCAGGATTGCTGAACAGTCCATAAAGATCATCTTGCGATACAAGCGGATCACCAAAATATGCAGCTTTTTGAATTTTATTTTCAATCGCTCGTCTTAACGCATACATGTTTTGCGCTTCAAGTGAAGTGTTTGCATATTTTGCAGCCTCTACTTCTAGTATGTTATACTCTGCTGTTGCTGAGTATGCAAACACTCCGCGGTATTTTGTTACCTTACCAGTAGAAACTTTGTTACTATCTTTAGCACGACTGCCGAATAGTGTGGCTTCACCAGAATAATCATAAATATTGTACGATACTGTTTGAACTCCTGACGCTGTTGAAACAATAGGCAATACTTTAGTGTATGTAACTTCAGGGTATTTAACAGTAAACAAATCAGGGAACATATATTGTAAATCTGTTTGAGTAAAGTTAGATAAACCAGCAATATTACTATCCATTGCTACATTTCTAAATTTTCTTTCCGTATCATACCCTTTTAAATAACCGTGCGATCCTGGTTGATGTAAATTTACTTGTACTTGTGACATATTAAACCCTCTTATATTATGTGTTTGTTGCCGCGCTTAAAGTTGGCGCGTTAGTTCTGAAATCAAAATATACACTTGCAATATTATTATTCCCTGAAACAATGCCAGAATCAGCAAATTCAACATTATCAGTCAATGCAAACTGCGCCCAGTTAGCTGGAACATCAAGTGCAGAATAATCGTTAGCAACTTCTCCAATAATGCCAGAACCAGAGGTTTGAGCAATACGTACATATACTTTATTTGCAACACCTTTTCTACCTTGAACCCATTGCCCAACGACAGGCATACCAAGATAGCCCATTCTTGCAACAGTTGCAGGCTTTCCAGCGGTCAAATAAAAATCAATCGCGCTATTAGGTGTAGTATCTTTTACATAGCCTTGTAACTCTTGTGAAACCCTATTGAGTTGTTTAAGAGTTGCCCCGATAACTGTATCTGTAGCGGACGAAAGCTCAATAATAGTTTTAGCGTCTTTACCCGTTGCTGTCCCAAGCGATTTGACAAAAACACCCCACGTAAGAAATGTTGAATTTTCTGAAACGACATAGGTTCCAGTGTCGCTAGGGTTGCTTTGAGTTAATACACCGAGTGAATTTTTAGCTTGGTATAAATCGTAACTTGTTTGTACTGACATTTTTATTCCTTAATTTTTCTTTTTATAATCTTGTGAAATCATATTAAAGTATTCATCAGACATATTACCTTGCTTTGAATCTTTTGCTGTTATTGCTTTATTTACTTCTGCAATTAGTGCATTTCCTTTGTTTTCTTTAACTTCAATACCATGGAATAACCCAGAAATATAATCGCTTGATAAACTATCACACGAAATATTTTTAAATTTATGTGTAATTACATCACGTTTTATTTGCTCTGAGGTTTTACCTTTAAAATCCATAGTCGGCATGATTTGTGCAGCTTTAACTCTAGTATCTGCCAATTCTGTAGCTAGACTGTCTAATGAAACTGTACTATCTTTTGCCTCAGCGTCATCTTTTTTACCTGTTTTCATTAATTCTGATAGTTTAGAATCGAGACTACTGCACATATCTTCAACAGATTTTAATCTATCTTCGATATTTGCTTGAGAACCTTTTGTATCAGATGCTTCACTATTTTCTACTTTATCAACCATTTTTAAATTTTCTCCTTTGGTAGAATCAAAAACCTTACAATCGTTACCACACCTGCCCATACCTGTTACAGTAACAGCCGTGTGGTTTCCTGTTATATCCTTTTGTACAAACTCATACGGAATACCGTCACTTGTTACCCCAGAATCTTTAACATATTTACACGTATATCCAATAGAAATATCGCATTTATCCCCATTCATAATAGAATCAATTGTTTGTTTATCTGTAACAGTAATATTAGTTATCAGCTTTCCATCTTCCAATATTGGTGTAGAATCGCTTGTAAACCCAACGGAAAAAGATTTAGTGTTCTTTGAGTTTAGTAAAACTGGTGGGTGTTCATTTGTAACTGGCATACTACGCATACTTAGAATAGTATTTTTATCTTCAATTACATTTAAAGGCCTATAAACCTTATATATTTTATTAGGCTCTAACTCATCTGAAATGTCAGACCCTTTATAATCAAATACACCAGTTTTTGTTAAACAAGCTTTTGCATATAGATAGCCGTTTGCTGTAAGCTCTCGACTACCCATTGTTGTAACAGAATCATATACTATTTTTACATCATTACTGCCATTGATTTTTTTCATTACTGTTCCCAGACTCATAACCTGTATAATTCATTTTAGGTGTTGTAGTATTAAATATATCACTATTTACCAACTCTTCTCTAGCCTCTTCCTCTGTAATCAAACCATTAGTTTTGGCTATAATTATTCTATTTAATTCAGAATCATACATAGTATTCTTTTCTATATTATCAGAAAATTTTGGAATGTCAAAATCCCAATACAAATCTTTAACTATATTAGTATACTCTTTACCAAATATACTACGCAACATAAAATTATCAATAGAATTTAATTTATTTCTAATTATATTCTCTCGCATATTTATTATTGTATTTGTGTAATTTTTTTGATCGTTGTCTGCATTCCCAGAGCTATTAAGTCCTTTCGCTTGATCACCAAGTAATTTTGTAACTGGTATGCCGCAAAACCCAGAAACCCTTTTAATATAATACATTAACAAGTCAACGTAATTATCCAAATCAACTTTAAAATTTAAGTAATCATCTTCAGAATCTAATAATGTACAATTTGAAGTGTTTTGAAATAAGTTTATACTTCTTAATTTGTTGTAAACTGCTTCCATTCCTTGCGAAGATTGTGCATAATTTCTAAGTCCTTGAATTTTTAAAACATTATAAGAGGCTTTTTTAGACGCATTAACGGCAGATTCCTCTATGGTAGCTATCTTTAAAAGTAACCCGTAACAATCAGATAAAATAGACTTGCCCCAAAAAGCATTTTGCTGATAGTCATAAATAGGTGTATATTTACCGTTAAATATAATTAATCTTGATAAATTAATCGGGTACCCACCATATGACATTATCATGTAATCAGGTGATAAAAAATCTTCGCTAGCGGGGTTGTAAACATTTGTTACTATCTTATTCACTGTCCACCTATCAAAATGACGTAAAGATAATAAATCCCCTTCTTTAACCTCAGAATCAAAATCTATAGGCGTTATTAAATCGTTTCCATCAGTAGAACTTTTTAATATAGGCATTATAACACTTCCGCCAAATAACCTTTCATCAATCAAAGCTTTACGAAGAACATCCCTAACATTGTAATAAGATTCTGCTTTTTCTATCTCATCAATAACTTTTTGATCAGGGTGTGTAAATTTACGCCAATACATTAAGGATTCATCAACAGGGATATTTACTATAGTTGCTGCAATATCTGAACCACCATTATACATCCCTCTGAGTTGGTTTTGATCTGGTTGATAACCATTTGTAAATGTACCAACATTGGAACCAATACCAGCGCCTACAGAGAAAAAAGGATTTTCAACAGTTGATTGATATATACTATCCTCTGCTACTTTGTTTTTATTTTCTGTTCTGGTGAATAAATTCTTAATAAATCCCATTATTACCTACCTAATTCTTTTATGTAATGATTTTCAACGTTATTGTTCTCTATAGAATTTATCAGCATAAAAACATCAAATATATAAGACTTGCATATTTTATCAATATTGCCTTTATAATTACCGCTTAATTTTGAAATAACCGCTTTATCAGCCCAAGACATAGGGATTTTATCTTTTACAACGACTCTTGTAGTAAGTAATGAGCATGAAGATATGTAGCTAATTGTTACTATAATAAACAACACTATCAAGCCATTTTTTACATTCATTTCCAATATAACCATTTTTAATATCTTCATTACAAACATTTAATTTTTTGGCATTTTCAACCTTAGAATAGTCTATTTTTTCTTGATATTCAAAAATTTTATTCATATAGCTATCTTTGTGCAATATCACAGCTTCTTTTTGTGAGTTACTAATAAATAAATCAATAACTATTAAAATTAATAATATTATAAATATAACATAGCATTTATTCAAAATTTACCACCTTAAGCTGAAAGCATCATAACTCCCAAACTCTACTATACCATCATTAAATATAATGTTACAAGCATCTGATAAAGCATCGACTTGATCATCATGTTTATGCGTCATCATTTCATTAAATGATAATATTTCCTTTACCAAATCATCAACAAAATATTTATTTTTTGGAAATAAAACCCTGCCTTGCGCCATATAAACAGACGCGCTTCTTGCTCTAACAATTTTGTTATCTTTGGCGCCGCGTTTTATTTCTTTTATACCAGAGAAAGGCAATTCTCGGTGTAATTGTTGTATAAGCCCAGTACCACTTGATTTATCTTCAATGTAAAATGTTGATGGATTATATTTCTTGACTAAATCTTTTGCTTCCTCTAACAATTCAGGTGCTTCAAGCTTAACGCGTATTTGATCTATTAAATAAATCTTTTTATCATCGCCGTAACCATCGTGCAGCCAAACTTGAAAAACGCTGTAATCGTTAGCCTCAGCCGTTTTTTGTGCTGTATCTGCTGTAACAAATATATTATTACTTGATACTCCATAAGGTAAACTGTCATAATATCTAAACCAATTTTCCTTAAAAATGCCATTACCTTTCGGTATAGGCTCTTGCTGGTATTGTGTATAATATAGAAACGGGTTTGTCTCTTTCATTTCTAACATATTTTCATAAGGATACATACGCTCCCAGAATGATGTTTTATTTACCTCATTTACAGTTGGTATAACTATTTTTTTAAATTTATCGCCGTCTTTCTCTAATATTTTCGATGGCAAGTCGTCCTCATGTAATCTTTGCGCTATGCAAATAACTGGTGTATATTTTTTATTGTTTTTACGTGACATCAAACTATCAAAAAACCAATCATTTGCACGCTCTCTAATAGTTGGCGAAAAAGCATCACCACTATTAACCAAGTCATCAACAATGATCATTCCATAACAACCTTTACCACTTGTTCTTATTCCAGCACCTAAACCAGTTGTGCTTGATCTAGGGCTTACACCATAAACAGAACCGCCATTTTTAAAAGATAAAACGCCGTCAGAAAAACTATTTATAATTGTCGCTGGAAAAAGTTTTTTAAATAAATCACTTTCAATAATTGATACAGCTTCACCAATTGATTTTCTCGCTAACTTAGTGCTATAAGAAGCAAGTAATATATTGCATCGTCCTTTACTTAATGCAGCGCAATATGCTATCAAATAAACAGCACAAATCATAGTTTTGCCTGATCGAGGAGCTATGTTTATAAGTAAGTTATTATCCTCTTTTTCAGTGGTCATCACCTCATCAATAGACTTGCAAATAATATCATGATGTGGTGCTTCAATAAGGTTATTTTGATTGTTTAAATAAAAGAAAAAAAGCGATATAAAATTTTTATATCCTGAAAGACTAAAATCCCTAATATCACTCAGCATGTATATTTGATTGCGTTGTGTTTAATGATTTTAAATGTAAAATATCAATGCTTACGTAACTGATCAATGATATTAGAACAGCCAACAAAATAGGATATAAAGAATCATAGAAAATTGATTTTAACATTTTTAAAAAATAAATAATTGCATCAATCATATATCACCTTTTGGTTTTATTAATAGATACAACATAACTAAACCGCCAAAAAACATACTAAAATCAGTAGCAAAAACAAGTAAAACAATACTTAACTTTGAGTATGTATAACTATCTGATACATCAACCGCAAAGAAATACAACCCTATTATTATGCAATAAATATAAAAAACAAGTGCTATCTTCTTCCAATACTCTTTATTTATTGTGAAAATGGATAAGACCCCAAGTATTATAAATGGAGGGTCTGTTAAAACAGAATGTAAAATTTCTTTAAATGTATAGAGTTCTATATCATACACCATAAAAAATAGCCAATAAGACGACCAAAAAATCATCAGCAATGAAAAAATTACATGTTTATTTATATTTTTAAAAATCATCATGAAAAAAGCCAGAGTTAAAGATATTAAAAATTTAAAAGCCAAAGCCTCAACGATATTGTAATATGCTGCTTTTAGCTGATGCATGATTATCTATTTTTAAATTTGTTCGCATTACGTGCAGATGCTACGCGAGACATTCTAAGCTTATATAAATCATCACGTGTAAATTTTTTCGCAACATTCTCGACTTCATCAGCAATCTTTTCCTCAACGGATTCTACTTCATCAGCAATCTTTTTTCTACCCATTTTAATCACCTTTATTTATAAATTTTTCTATGGCGTTTATAGATTCGTTAAAGTTTACATTATCACCCGCACTTGAATTTGTCAATAAATCTTTAAAATCGGTTTTTCTTTTTTCTATATAAATCATATTGTTGATTGACTTATTATTTAAAATATTCTCCTCAAATTGAAGCAGAGCATCAAGCTTGCCGAATCGGCGCATATCTTTTAATTTCGGAAATCTATCGCAAATTTCGCTAAAATCTTCTTCAGTAAGCTGCAAATTGGCGCATATCAAATGATAATCAAGTCCACATTTTAAAGCCCGCATTAGACGAATAGCACAATTCTCTATAAAAATATCTCGATCAGTTTTTTTGTTTTCTTGTTGCTTCTCTTTCGACATTTTCAACACCAATTAAAAAATCTAGCTTATTATAGCTCATTTTATCACCACATAAAAAATCATTATCTGTGCTATCAACTGATATAATATCACAACATACCAAAAGTTTTTGAAGTTTTTTGTCGTTTGATATAAGAATAAATATTTCTGATTTCGATATGTTATACTTTTTAAATATATCATTAAATCTTTTTTCGTCAAGAATTTTTATTTTTATCACGTTTCACCTTTCTATTTTCCTTAAAACATTTAAAAATAGCGTTAGGTGACGGCATAAACCAGCCTAAAACAGCAAAAATCCAGCCGACAATAGCCAACCAGAACCAATAAGCTGTATTTCCATTATTTACCACCGTGTGCCGCTCCTATAAACTTACTCATACCTAACCATTATTATCTAAAGTTGTGCATGATGTTATATTCTTGCTTCGACATGGCATAGTTTCACTTATCAATGCTGATAAGCCAGAGCTTTCCACTCCACAAGCTTGAGTTTCGGTCGAGCTGACCGTACATAGTAATTCTAAATTCTTAGCAGCGTTATAATCACGATCATGTAAGGTGTTGCACTGTGGGCATGTCCACTCTCTGACGCTTAATGTAAGATTATCATTCTTCCAATTGCATACATGACAGAGCTTGCTTGATGGAAAGAACCTATCAGCTACCGTGATTTTTGAGTCATACATTTGTGATTTGTATTCTAATTGCCGCTTGAACTCATAGAATGATTGGTCAAGTATATGTCTTGCTAATTTACGATTGGCTGACATACCTTTTACATTCAAATCTTCAAGCCCAATTTGATCATAATTTAGAACTGTCTCTGTTGTTGTTTTATGTAGGTAGTCTTTTCTCAAATTAGATATTTGCAAGTGAAGCTTTGCTAACTTCATTGATGCCTTTTTGAAATTATTACTACCTTTCTTTTTCCTAGACAACTGTCGAGATAATCTTTTAAGTCTTGATAGCTTTTGCGTATGAGCCTTTACACCAGTGTATGACTCGCCTTTTGAGAAAGTTGCTAAGCTCTTAATACCTAGATCAATACCAACTGCACCGTGGTTTTTGCGTACATGCGGTAATTGTTCTGTATCAATGGTAAAAGAAGCAAACCAACGATCTGCTTTACGCGATATGACTAAAGACTTTATTTGACCTTGGAATCTTACCTCTTCAGTCATGTTAACCCAGCCAAGGTTTGGCACTTTGACTTTTTTGGCTAAAACCTTAACAGCATTAGGAGTAGTGGCATCTGTACCATTATCTGCCCTAAAAGAATCTCTAACACCTTTTTTCTTAAACTTTGGATAACCTGAAGTTTTTTTAAAAAACCTGCTAAACGCATCGCCTAAATCTTTAATCGCCTGCTGTGGTGAATTTTTAGTTACCTCAAGCATCCATGGGTATTCAGACTTTTTGATTGAATTTAATTGTTTACGTAATGCTGATTCAGATGGCTTGCCGCCATCTTCGTATTGCTTCTTCCACTGATCAAGCGCCCAATTATAAGCAAAACGAGCCACACCACAGGCTTTCGCAAAATGAGTAGCTTGCTTATTATTTGGTTTCAGTTCGATCTGGTGTGCTAACAGCATCCGCAACGTCCTTTAAATTTTCAATTAACTTTTTGTTCTTCTTGCTTCTTGAACCATAAAGGCGCGCTGAAAATACCGTTATGATTTCTAACACATCTTTTGCCAACTCTTCTTCAAAGCTCGGCTCATCTCCTTGATTGACAATGACAACTTCAACATTTTTCATTTCACAGATTGAAAAAATAAGCTCTGCACCAAACCTTAACAACCGATCTTTGTGCGTTATCACTAAACGGCCAATCTCGCCAGTAAGTATTTTGTGAATAAGCTTTTTCAATCCCTTTTTGTTGTAGTTCATGCCACTGCCTAAATCAGCAAGTAGTTCAAATGTCCAACCTTTAGAGGCGCAATACATTTCAAGCAGTTGTTTTTGTCGTTCTAAATCAGATTTTTGGTCATGACTTGAAACTCTAGCATAAGCAATAGTAAGCTTTGTTTGTGATTCGCTTTTCTTGAGGTTTGGTTCTAGCACAGATATAGGGTAACGTCTTTGCCCACCTTTAGTGCGCTCAGATGTTATCTTGCCTTCTTTTTCCCACCTTCTTAAGGTGCTTACGGAAACACCGAGGTAATTTGCCGCTTCGCCTATGCTGTAAAACTTATCCATATTAGGTAAGTATACACACTTTTAAGCAGGTTTGAAAGAACTGTTAACTAACCCCCTTATTAAGTAGAAGTTTAACGATTTTGCAATGGTTTTTAACGGCAGCCGTACATAAATTTTCATGCGTAACAATGGCACCATTTTCTATCAATAGCTTAACAATATCATAAAAACCTTTGTTACAAGCATAGTCAAGCGCTTCACCTTTATCTTTTCTACAATCTGCTCCATTATCAATTAAAAACTTAACAATATCGTAGACACCACTAACACAAGAGTAATAAAGGGAGTCTTCAGTCATATCAGCACCGTTTTTTAGTAATAACTTAACAATATCAAGTGAGCCCTTTAATATAGATAAATTTAAATGATCCCTATTAATAATGTTTTTGTTTTCAAGTATTAATTTCTCAGCATCAAGAAAATTACCATTAACACAAGCGATAGATAATTGCGCTTCTTTTGTAATCATTTTTATATTCCTTTTTGTTTGTTTTCAAGTGTTATTATAAGCTATCAGATAATGTTGTCAATATGTTTTAACTATTTATTTTTGACTTTTTGTATTTTGCTTATTTATCATGCAATTTTAAGTTTTTAAA